CAAAAGTGTATGCATGGAAGTCAGAAAAAAATTATACGAGTGAATTTATGATTAACTGCTGGCCTAAAGTTAAACTTGATTCCGAAATATACCGCTATAGCACGCAGCTTGTCGGTTTAATGTGTTATACGGATTCAAAAAATGATGATATTCCTTATGTAAGTCCATCAAATCAAACTTTGCAAATTGATGGTATTCAAAATGCAGCCGGAGCTGAGGTTATTTTAGGTCCAGATCAAGCTGCATATTTGAATGGAAAAGGAATTGTAACAGCAACAAACCTTATGGGGGCATGGAAAGCATGGGGCAATCGTACGGGGATTTATCCAACATCAACCGATCCAAAGGATGCCTGGATTCCGGTACGACGAATGTTTAATTGGGTAGGCAATACGTTGATTGTGACATATTGGCAAAAGGTGGATGCTCCGACAAATAAACGTTTGGTTCAGAGTGTTATTGACAGCATCAATATTTGGCTGAATGGTCTGGGGGCAAAAGGTGCACTCTTAGGCGGCTATGTTGAGTATCGAGAAGATGAAAACCCGGAAACAGATCTCTTGAATGGGATTAATCGCTTTCATATACATCTTACGCCGCCAATTCCGAATGAAGATATGGAATTCATCCTTGAATTTGATGTAACATTACTGAAATCACTTTTCACAGCATAAAGAAAGGGGGAATATAAAAAAATGAGTGATATAAATGTATTACCAGAGCGTATTGTAGGGTATCGTGCCTATAAAGATGAAGGCGAACTTCTAGGCGTTGTTGATGTAGAATTACCTAAAATTTCTTTACAGGGTGAAACTATCAAAGGTGCTGGGATTTTAGGCGAAATAGAAACACCGACCATAGGTTATACAAAAGCATTAAAATTAAAGATTAATTTCCGAACAACAAATTTGCCTATGCTAAATTTAATGGAATGTGTTGGACATAATTTGGAATTTCGCGAGGCAATTCAGAAATATGATACATCAGCTGGGCGTAGAAGTTATGATCGAATAAGAATTGTCGTTCGTGGTTTTCCTTCGGAAGCAGAACTGGAAAAATTGGAATCAAATGGAGCAAATTCTAGTTCCATAGAATTGAATCTTGTATATTTGAAATATGTATTTAATGATACGACGGCGCTGGAAATTGATAAGATAAATTATAAATATGTAGTGAATGGGAATGATACTTTATCGCAAGTTCGCGACATATTAGGTTTACTCTAAAATATATAAAATAAAAGACAAATGAACCTGCATTTTCGGATGTAGGTTTATTTGTATATGGGAGCGATATTTAATGAAATTAAAAAAAGCAATTACAAAAGACGGAAAAAAGATCACAGAATTAAAATTGGATTTTGATAAAATCACAGGAAATGACATTATTGCATCGGAAAAAGAAGCACGACTCATGGGCGATACAACACCAGATGTCTGTTATTCAAAAATTTTTCAGGCAATTATCGTCGCTAAGGCAGCAAATCAGCCATTGATTGCTGATGATATTATGGCCATGAATGGGATGGATTTTATTAGTTTGACTACGCAGGCGGCGAATTTTTTATTCGGATGGGCATTACCAGGTGTCCTGGCAAACAATTAAGAAAAACAGCAGCAAATTTAACGGAATGGGACAAAGTATCCTATTGGCTATCTATTCCATTGCAAGAGTTCTATGTTTGGGTTGAAGATATCGTCGAAAATGTTGAGGAAAGGAGGAAACGTCAGAAATGAATAAAGTTTTCCAAATTCAACTCGAAATAGCTGGTCGCATGGGAAGCGGCCTGGTTAGTGCATTTTCGTCGGTATCTGCTCAAATGCATACATTAGGTGCACAATCGGCAGCCCTACGCGGGAATTTGAAAACGTTAGATAAAGCCTATAACGATGGGAAAATGACGGTGGATGCCTACCGCCAATCGCAGGCACATCTAAAAACACAGTTAGAGCAGACACAACAGGCGCAATCAAAATTAAAAGTTGCACAGTCAAGATATGACGAATCAAATAAACGTGCTGGTGAAGTAAGAGGGAAAATCATTGATACCGCTATTACGGCTGCACCGCTGTTGGCTGCTACAAATGCGGCAATCGGTTTTGAAACTGCAATGAATGGTGTTGCAAAACAGGTGCAGGGTGCACGTGATGATAATTTACAGCTAACACCGACGTATTACGCGATGCAGTCAAATGTCATGGCTTTAAGCCGTAATTTGCATATGTTGCCGGATGTTATTGCGAATACGACAGCGGCGGCAGCTCGAATGGGTGTTCAGGGAGAAATGGCACTTAATGATTTTGTTAAAATGTCGGTTCAAATGGGTGTCGCATTTGAAGGTTCCGGCGAGGTAATTGCCGAACAAATGGCAAAAATCGCAAATATTCGCGGCATTAAGATCGATACGGCAGAAGGTCGTGAACAAATCAAAGACCTAGCGGACACTGTTAATTATTTAGATGATCAAACAACCGCAAAAGGCCCGGAAATTATCGAAACATTGCAGAGAATATCTGGTACCGCTGCACAATCTACCTTTACCAATGGTGAATTGGCTGCTCTGGCAACGACGATGCTTGATTTAGGAAAATCACCGGAAATTGCGGCTACTGGGTTAAATGCACTCATGAATAGAATCGCAACAGCGCCATCACAAGCAAAACCTTTTCAGGAAACACTCATTAGTCTGGGATTAAGTGCAAAAGATTTACAAGCATCATATATGACCGATTCTAAGGGAACAATCTTCGGATTGTTAGACCAAATCAAAGGATTGGATAAGGCACAACAAGCGGAAACGCTGACTGGTTTGTTTGGCGCTGAATATCAGGACGATATTTCAGCACTTGCAGCCGGAATGGACAACCTACGAGGCAATTTTAACATGCTAAATGATGCGGCTCGAAAAGGCAGCATGGAAAAAGAGTTTCAAGCTAAAATGCAAACGACACAATTTGCACTGGAAGGTGTAAAGCAGGCTGCGGCTGAAACGGGAATATCACTTACACAATCTTTTTTGCCAAGTATACAAATGCTTGCGGGCGGATTTCAAACAGCGGCACAAAACTTACTTGGTTTTCAGCAACAATATCCAGAACTTACAAATGCAATTTTATTGACGGGTACCAGCTTGATCGGCTTTCGATTAGCATGGTTATCCGTTTCTTTTGTAATGAACCAATATAAAGCGCAAGCAGAAGCAATTCGGCTGTTATTGGCTAGTCAAAATGCACAATTGGTTATAAATAAAACATCACTGTTTTTATCAACGGGTGCAATGAAGGCAGCAACAGCCGCACAATGGGCATTAAATGTAGCCATGAATGCAAATCCATTAGGCTTAATTGTCCTAGGATTAGCAGCTGTCGTTGGCATAGGTTATCTTTTATATAAAAATTGGGATAGCATAACGGTATTTATGGTGAATGCATGGCAAGCGGTAAGCACGACAATTAGCGGTGTATGGGCAACGGTTGTTTCTGGATTAGATGCCGGATGGAGTCGGATAAAAGCCGGAGCCGTTAGCTTTGGTAATGCAATTTTGAATTTACCAGGGACAATAGCGTATGGAGTTGGCTATGCCATAGGCTATATTTCAACATTACCAGCAGCCATAGATATTTTTGTGACGGATGCAGGTCTATATCTTGCCAAGTTGCCAACTCAATGCATAACAGCAGGGGCAGAATTTGTTGCCGCTGCTGAAAATTGGGGAAGCAATGCCTACACAGCAACGGTAACGTGGATAGCCACAACAGCTTCGCAAGCCGGAACGTGGCTTATGAGTATGCCGGCAACCTGTGCGGCAGCTGGTGCAGAATTTGTGGCTGCTGCCGAAAACTGGGGAAGCGCGGCTTATAATTCAGTCGTGGACTGGATAAGTCAGATACCGGGGGCAGTATCAAACTATGTATCAAGTGCATGGCAGAATTTAAAAGGACAATTTACAATAGGCGTTACAGCCGGAAGTGGTGGGCAAGTTGCATCCAATGCGAACGGTGGCATATATGGAAAAGGTGCATTTTTGACGACATTTGCCGAAGTATCACCGGAAGCGGCAATTCCTCTTGATGGGTCACGGCGAGCAGTTAGTTTATGGCAGAAGGCTGGTGAAGTTTTAGGAATGGGAACGGGTGGTGGAAATGTATTTCAATTAACGTATTCTCCAGCGATTTCGGGCAGTGACACAGGTACAATACAAGAAGCTGATCGGCAGCAGAAAAATTTCTTTGAACAAGCGCAAGATTTTGTGCATCAGAATGCGAGGGTAAGTTATGGCTGATATTTATACGACGAAACAAGGTGATATGTGGGATGCCATCGCCTATAAAGTTTATGGGGATGAATATAAAATGCATTATTTAATGGATGCTAATAAAGAACATGTTGAAACCGTTATTTTCCCGGCAGGGTTAAAGCTTACCGTTCCGACATTATCAGCGAGTGAGACAACGAATCTGCCACCATGGAAACGAGGTTCCTCATGATTGCAAGAAACACGAGTCTTGATATTATTTATGAATCGACCAATATTACAGAAAATTTACGGCCGCATTTGAAGGGCTGGACGTATACGGATAATTTGTCAGGACAGTCCGATGATTTACAGATTACCCTTGAAGACCGAGCGCATTTATGGATGGGTGATTGGTACCCGGAACATGGTGCAAAATTGACAGCGACTATGAAACGGATGAACTGGACAGTAGAGCAAAAAACACAAGACTTTTTGCTTGGTGTTTTTGAAATTGATGAAATTGAAAATAGTTATCCACCATCAGAGGTGATAATTAAGGCTTTATCCGTCTTTCAAAGCACAGCCTTAAAGGGTGAAGCTAAAAACCGTGCTTGGGAAAAAACAAAGTTATCCGTTATTGCAAATGATATTGCAAGCGGTGCCGGAATTGAATTATATTATGACGTTGCTGATGATCCCGAATATGATCGAAAAGAACAAACCGAAGAACAAGACCTGCCTTTTCTGCAAAACTTATGTAGTGAGGCAGGTCTTGCTTTAAAGGTTTCTGATTCGAAAATCGTCATTTTTGATGAGGCACAATATGAACAAGCAGATTCAGTGATGGAGATTGATTTCAAGACTTATAAAATAAAAAAATTTCGTGGTCGCGGAACGATTGATGATACGTATTCATCCGTTAAGATAGCCTATCGCAGTCCGAAAGGACGAGTAACGCAAGATTATACCTATATACCGCCAAATCCACCGGCAGTTGGACGCGTACTTGTACTACGTGAAAGATTTGATAATTTGGGTGAAGCAGAGCGAAAAGCAAAAAAAGCATTGCGAGAAAAAAACTCAAAAGCCTGGCAGGTAAGTTTGACGATTTTAGAAGATATGCAATTATGTGCATCACAAAACATCACACTGAAAAATTTTGGCAAGTATGATGGAAAATGGATTGTCATACAAGCAACACATGGCCAAAGTAGTAGTGGAGACGAAGTGAGTTTACAATTGCGTCGATGCTTGGAGGGATACTGATGAATTCAACAATGAAAAATTTATTTAGAGTTGGTATTGTTTGTGATTTAGATGCGGATCGGCAGTGCGTGAGAGTAAATTTTGACGACCTTGGTACGGTTTCGCCTTGGATGCAGATAGCTGCTTTCGGCGCGAGTGGGGATGATTATTACTGGATGCCTGAAATTGAGGAACAGGTTGTGTGCTTTTTTATGCCAACGGGAAATGCGGAAGGCTATGTACTTTACAGTGTGAGGGGAACGGCAAATAAACCAAAAGCCGGAAATGCCAATAAACGATACATTCGATTTGCTGACGGTGGGTGCTTTGAATATGACAAATCTACGCATACGTTGACTATTGATGCCGAAAATATTGTTATAAAAGGTAATATTGCCTTAATGGGCGGCATGAATGTAACGAAAGATGTTGTTGCTAGTGGTATTTCGCTCAAGGGTCATATTCATGGTGGTGTAATGTCAGGCGGTGGAAATACAGGCGGACCACAATGAGTATAGGTGTGATTCAGGGAACAACGTTATCAAGTGAATTAATTCAAGTGGTGTTTGAAGCTTATTACAAATCGGACTTTTCAGACTTGAAAGTGTATGCGAATAACTTAACGAGCAAAATTAAGGGGTCATCTGGTTTTTCATTGTTTAAGTCGAGCAGTAATTTTAAGGTTATGACTTTGGACAATTTTCAACGATCGGCAGAAGGACGCTGGGCAACGCATGAAATAATTGGTATAGAGAACAAGCCGTTGAAAGAATTTTTAGGGCCTGGTTTGGAAAAGATTACATTTTCAATATTCTTGTCAGTTGATTTAGGAATATCTCCTGAAATAGAACTAGGAAAATTGCGAAAACTGCGAGACAGTGGCGTTGTTTGTGACTTTGTGCTAGGCAGTCAGCCTGTTACAGCAAATAGTTGGATCATAACATCTTTATCCGAAGATCATCGAATCAAAGACAATAAAGGGCAAACGGTTCAGGCTGCCGTGAACGTTAGCATGGAAGAATATGTGAAGGAGGCAAAACCAAGTGGCTGAATATGATGTGCCATTAAGTACAAATTTAAATATAGATTTTTCGGCCACGGGATCAGCTGAAATCTTGCAGAATGTTGCCATGATTTTTGCTAGTGTAGCTAATAGCTGCCCGATGAATCGGGAATTTGCTTGGGATGGAAGCGTTTTAGACAGACCCATCAATTTGGTGCAATCCATTTTTGCAACAACTATGCTGACAGCCTTAAAAACATATGAACCGCGCGCCAGCTTAGTAAAACTGACACCTTTTGGCGGAATGGACGGTGTAACTACATGGACAGTGAGGGTGAGAATAAATGAGTAGTTTGAGTAATTTGCCTAGTATAGCTTTTGCCGAAAAAGATGCTTTACTCATTGAAAAAGAAATCATAAATCAATATCAATCCACTACCGGTGTGCTTTTAGGCGATGCAGATCCGCGTAAAAAATTATTGCAATCCGCAGTACCAATCATTGCGGGACAACGGTCAGCAATTGATAAAGCAGCCAAAAGAAATCTGCTAGCATTTTCCGATAAGGCTTTTTTAGATCATATAGGGGTGCAAGTAGGTTGTACAAGAATTGCCGCGACATCGTCAAAAACGACACTTCGATTTACATTAACAAAAAGTCGGGCAGTAAATACGATAATTCCGCAAGGAACGAGGGTAACGGCTGGGGATCAAATATATTTCGTTACAGCAAAAGAACTGATAATATCGTCAGGGGTTTTAACAGGTGATGTAATAGCGATTTGCATAACAGTGGGAGACGTCGGAAATGAATATGCAGTAGGAACCCTTATAACAATTGTTGATCCGGTCGCGTATGTTTCAGCTGTGACGAATATAACAGCAAGTGAAGGCGGCGCCGATGCAGAATCCGACGATGATTTTCGCGAACGTATACATCTCGCACCAGAAGGCTTTTCTTGTGCTGGCCCTACTGGCGCATATGAATATTGGGCAAAAACAGCATCAAGTTTAATTGCCGATGTAAAGGCGTATAGTCCGGCAGCTGGATGTGTCGCAATATGTGTGTTGATGGATGGCGGAGAATTACCAGGTGAGGAAATATTGGCAGATGTTCTGAAAATATGTTCAGACAGTAAAATTAGA